AAGGGTTTATCTCAAGCTGGTAAGCCAATTGCTAATAGACCTACATTTGTTGGCAAAAATAAGGCTGTTTTATACGGAATTGGTACAGATTCAGCAAAAGAAGCTATTTTTGCACGTTTGGCTGCTGAAAATGAGCTAACTACCTTGCATTTTTGCTCAGACCTTGATGAAGAATATTTTAAACAGCTTACAGCAGAAAAAAGAGTTACAAAGTTTGTTAGAGGTCGAAAATCTTTAATTTGGAAGCAATTAAGACCAAGAAATGAGGCTTTGGATACATTGGTCTATAATTTTGCTGCTATATACATCTTAAACCCTAATTTTGATTCAATTGAAGAAAAAATACTAACAAGACAGACAAAACCTAAAGAAAAAGGACAAAATAAGCCCCAAAGAGGCATAAATAGAGGAAATTTTGCTACTTCTTGGAAGTAATTTGACTTTTCCTTGTAAATATGTTGACTTTTTAGCAGAAAACCATAGTGTAATATTAGATATATCTAAAACATTTATGAGGTTTTTGCTTGAGCAACAAATTTGATTCAACAAATTATCCATCACAAGTTCCTACTGAACTTCAGTTGGGAGATTATTGGGCATGGAAAAGAGAAGATTTAGCTAACGATTATCCAGTAGCAGATTATTCATTATCTTATGAATTTAATCTTGTAGATGGAAGCACTGCTTCTAACTTTACATTAACTGCAACTGAGTCAGGTGATACTTACCTAATTGAAGCTACTAATACATCTTCTTACACAAAAGGTAATTACAACTGGGTTTCTTACATTACTAGGAGTTCTGATTCTGCAAGAGTCAAACTAGAAGAAGGTTTTGTAGAAGTCCAAGATAATTACGCAACTACAACTGCTTCAGTTAGAAGTCATGCAAAGATTGTTTTAGATGCAATAGAAGCAGTTATTGAAAATAGAGCAAATATTGACCAATCATCTATGTCTATAGCAGGTAGGTCTTTATCAAGAATGTCTATAGACGAACTATTAACTTTTAGAGATAGGTATAAAGCTGAATATCTAAAAGAAGTTAAAATACAGAGAATTAAGAATAAACGTGGATCAGGAAACACTATCAAAGTTAATTTTGGTCGTGTTGCTGGCACATCACCTAAGAGTTACACATAATGGCATGGTATAACAGAATATTAGGCATCAACGAACCTAAGAAAAAGAAAAGACAAGCATACAGAAGAAGCTACTCAGGAGCTAATACTGGAAGATTGTTTGCAGATTTTGTTACCACATCTACAAGTGCCGATGCTGAGATAAAAGATAACATAAGAATTTTAAGAGATAGAGCAAGAGAGTTAGCAAGGAACGATAGCTATATTGCAAGATACTTAAACCTGATGGTATCTAATGTTATCGGTAAGCATGGCATAAGAGTTTCCAGTAAAGGTCGAGATGACAATGGCTCATTAGACGTTGCTGGAAACCAGCTCATTGAAACAGCTTGGAAGGAATGGGGTAAGGTTGGTAACTGTACAACTAATGGAAAGTTATCATTCTTAGATTGTCAAAAAATATTTATTGAATCTCTATGTAGAGATGGTGAAGTATTAATAAGAAAAATTAAAGATCCAAACTCACCTTTTGGTTTTCAGTTACAGTTCTTAGAAGCAGATCATTTAGACGAAAATAAAAATGATGTTTATAAGGCTACTGGCAATCGTATTAAAATGGGTGTAGAAGTAGATGAATTTGATAGACCAGTTGCATATCATATTTATAAAGATCATCCTTACAATAGAGTTTATTTAAGTCAAGCACAACACATTAGAGTACCTGCTGATGAGATTATCCATGCTTACATACCTACTAGAGCAGAACAAACTAGAGGTGTTTCTTTGGTTGCTACAGCAATGGCTAATGTAAAAATGTTAAATGGATATTTAGAGGCGGAAATTGTCGCAGCACGCGTAAGTGCAAGCAAAATGGGGTTTTTCGTAAGTCCTGATGGTGATGGTTATGTTGGTGATGGAGAATATGAAGATACCTTTAATCCAACAATGAACGCACAAGCTGGTTGTATTGAACAATTACCTGCTGGAATGGATTTTCGTGCATTTGATCCTAGTCATCCAACATCAGCTTTTGAATCTTTTACAACAAGTGTTTTAAGAAGTATCGCATCAGGTTTAAATATTTCTTATCATTCACTATCTAATGATTTAACTTCAGTTAATTACTCTTCAATAAGACAAGGTGCTTTAGAAGATAGAAGTATGTATCAGTTATATCAACAATTTGTAATTGACCATTTTATAGACCCAGTATTCAAATCTTGGTTAGATATAGCAATAGATTTTAAAAAAATTAATTTACCAAGTGATAAATTTGATAAATTTGCTAGTGCTGTAAATTACATTCCAAGAAGTTTTGCTTGGATTGATCCTTTAAAAGAAATGCAGGCAAATGTAATAGGTTTACAAAATGGAACACTTACTTATGCCGACATATCAGGTAGTTATGGAAGAGACACTGAAGAACTTTTTGAACAACATCAAAAAGAAATTGAATTAGCTAAACAATATGACATTGAATTAGCTTATCAGCCATTTGGTCAGAAAAATCCTGTAGATGCAAAAATACAGGGCGGAGAGGATGAGGACGATGGCTAGACCAACTGAAGGAATGAAGGTAGAAGCTCGTAAGGGTTTAGACTGGAGAAAAGAATTTGGTCGTGGAGGCACTAGAATTGGTGCTGAAAGAGCAAATCAAATTCTTAATAATGAAAATTTATCTGATGAAACTATTAAAAGGATGTATAGTTTTTTCAGCAGACATGAGGTTGATAAACAAGCTGAAGGATTTAAACAGGGTGAGAAGGGCTATCCGTCAAACGGAAGAATAGCATGGGCTTTATGGGGAGGAGATGCTGGTTTTAGTTGGTCAAAGACAAAAGTAAATCAAATGAAAGATGATAGGAATTATGATTCAAGACCTTATCCCAATGAACACGCTGCAAGAATTACTGATCCTAAAAACTATGTTTCATTCGCTAGAGAGAATGATAAGTTGGGAGAAGGTATAGATGTTGTATATGGAATAAAGGGTAATGTTTCTGATATACAAAGTATAAGATTTGATGCTAAAAAATTTAGTCCTGATGAGGCTTTAGATTGGTTAGATGAAAATGATTATGATTATCTTAAGTTTGAAGAAGCATCAGGTGAAAGAAGCACAGAAGATACATTAAGAGAAAAAGCTAAAAAACATAATGAAGAGGTTGGTGATAATTCAGCTAAAAGAACTAGCTACTCAACATTACAAAAAGTTTACAACAGAGGGATTGGTGCATATAACACAAATCCTTCAAGTGTCAGACCTAATGTTACATCAAAAGAACAATGGGCAATGGCAAGAGTTAATAATTTTTTACGAGTCTTAAAGACTGGTAAATACAAGTCAGGAAAGCATGATACTGATCTGCTGCCTGAAGGACATCCTTTATCAACCAAAAACAAGGAGAAAGCTATGGAAAATAAAGAAGATAGACATATCCTTAATGTTAGCGAAACTGATGATAAAGTTATCGTTGAATTTGCGAAGCATGAGGATGTCGAAAATGAAGGTGATGAACTGGAAATGACTGACGAAGTATCTATGGCTCATGAAGAAGAAGAAAGAAAAGTAGTTGATATGCCTATGAAATATAGAACTATTGACTTATCTAAACATTCTTATCTTGATGAGGAAAATAGAAGAGTTCGTATAGGAGTTTCTAGCGAAGAACCTGTTGAAAGAAGTTTTGGCATGGAAGTGCTGGGACATTCTGCTGATGATATAAACATGGAATTTATAAATTCAGGAAGAGCACCTCTTCTCTTGGATCATGATATGACCAAGCAAATAGGTGTAATTGAAGAATTCAAACTAGACGAGACTGCTAAAAGGTCTTTAGCAGTAGTCAGATTTGGAAAATCTGCTTTAGCTCAAGAAGTGTTTGAAGACGTAAAAGATGGGATACGCATGAATATATCCGTCGGATATCGCATCGACAAACTGGAAAGAATGAATGACAAAGATGAGACTTACTATAAAGCTAAGTGGACTCCTATGGAGGTATCCTCTGTATCAGTCCCAGCCGATCAGTCAAGGCTTGTTGGAGTTGGTCGTTCTAAAAATAATAACAATATAAACTTTAAGGAGATAAC